ATTACTGAATGATTATTAGATGAATTATGAAATATTCTTAAATCATCATTACCAAATCTTAATCTTTTGTCACTAGGTAAAGTTATACCATGCGAAAAATCAAACTCGTCATTGGTGGCATCCCATAAGATAGTCGCATCAGTAGAAGCATCAACAGCATCTTGAATAGTGATACCAGCTCCATTGGCACTTGCTGAAGAATCGCCTGTAGAGTAATTAAGCGTGATGTTGTTGTCTTCGACATTTAGATTGGTTGTGTCGATTGTGGTAGTTGTGCCATTGACTGTGAGGTTGCCGCTTATAGTAACATCATTAGCTGTAATATTTCTACTAGCATCAACAAAAGCTGAACCACCAACTTCAACTGCACCCCCTGCAGCTACTCTAAAGTAGTGTCCACTACCATTCTCTACTCTTATGGCATAACCACTATCTTGTCTAATATCTAATTTTGCACCAGCACTTGTATTTCCTAAACAAAGGTTGCCTGAGCTGTCTATTCTCATGCGTTCTGAACCAGTAGTTGTTGTGCCATTGGCAGCAGTCATAAATGAAATTCTGGTTGCAGCATTGAAAGTGCTAGTACCACCACCAACTAAAACTGCGTTTTCTGAAGAACTAGAAAAACCACCAAGACCTAAGAAGCCTTCTTCATCAGCATCATGTTGTTCAAAACTTAAGCCTGAGTATTTGTTTATATTGTCTGTAACAGAAAATGCCAATCGTAATTGCTTGTAAGCAGCACCACCAACTATTTCGGTTTTGAAATCTGGCGAAGTAGTTCCTATACCAACGTTGCCTGAATTGTTAATGTGCATCCTATCTGCATCATTAACCTTAAAGGTCATACATGAACCACTACCATGTGTTTGGTCTCTTCCTAATATTTCAGTATCATCACTATCAGAGAATTTAATTCTACCACTTGAAGTTGTACCAACTCTTAAATTGCCATACACATGAAGCATTTCATCTGGCGAAGTAGTTCCGATACCAACTTTAGGATTTGTTCCTGTTGTACTTGAACCTGTTGTGTCTGAATCTATATGGAGGATAGTATTATCATGTGCTGTGATAATTGTTCCGTCGGATTTTTTGAAATATAAAGCACCACTACCAGTGTTTATGGCTAATTCGCCATCACTTAAATTTGCGCTTGTTGGAATCTTCCCAGCCGTGTCAGAACGCCTGAGCCTAATGTCTGTTTTCTGTGCCAATTTTGGCTTCTCCTATCAATCTCTATATAGAGTTTATTTAATTCTTTTTCACCCTGTATATACAGGTTATATAATTTTATTTATATTAGTAAGTTCCGCAATCTATGACATTACTAAATGCAGGAGCAGCACCAGAGTTAGCTTGTAATAATGAACCATTTGCTGATGAAGCAGCTGTAACATCTAATGCACCAGTACCATCACCATATAATACACCATTATCAGTAAATGAAGTATTACCTGTACCACCTTCTGCTACTGCAAGAGCTGTACCTAATGTTAATGCTCCTGATACATCCAAGCTACCATTTAAATCTACAGTATCATTTAGTACAATACTATTTGACCCTGCGGCTTCAAGTGTTAAGTTACCTGATACACTTTGTAATTTACTTGCATAGACTTCGTTAAATTCTGCATCTCCCCACGGTGAATCTAAATCATCATCGTCGGTTGTAATAACTTTCTTAAATACAAACCTTTCTGTTCCAGCGTTGGAAGCTCCACCGTCGAAACCAAAGAAACCTTGTTTTACAGAACTTGATGCGTCATCATAGTATTTAAATTTAACACCTCTGTCCAATCCATCATCTGAACTAGTACCATCGGCTAATACCATTACTGGGTCATCAATAGAAACTACAGTAGAGTTTACAGTTGTTGTTGTACCATTAACTGTAAGATCACCAGTAACTGTTAAATCATTTCCGATTGTTACATCATTAGGTAATCCAATTGTAATTTGGTTATTAGAAACTGCTGTTTCAATTTCGTTATTAGTACCAGAAATTGTAAGTGTTTCACCATTATTAAATGTATCATTAGTACCACTATCAGCAGCTAGTGTAAAGCTTGAAGATATTGATGCAGTTCCAGCTGCAGTTAATCTACCTTGAGCATCTACTGTAAATGTTGGAATCTGTGTTGCTGAACCATAGTCCCCTGCTGTTACAGCTGTATCATCAAGATTAATTGTTAATGTATTACCTGCAGCGGCTGATGTTAATCCTGTACCACCTGAGATAGTCAATGTTTCACCATCTAGGTCAATAGCAATAGTACCACTATTACCTGATAAATCTAAATCTTGGCCAGTATTTTGATCATCTATATATGTTTTGATTGCAAGTGCTGAAGCTAATTGAGCGTTACTTGCACCTGATAGTGTAGTGTTAGTATTGATAGATGTTACAACTTGTCCAGTACCACCTGATGAATCAATTCTAAGGTTACCAATATTAAGTGCATCAATATGACTATTGGCATTTACTATTACGGCACTACTTGCTGTAAGTGTACCAGGCTCGTGGGCTAATTTACTTGTAAAATACTTACCACCGATAACATCCTGAGCTGCAGCAACTCCACCTGACTCTGTCCCGGTACCGATGTATAATCTATCACCGCCGTTTGACGTTGTTCCGCTTAAGCTGGAATACGCCATCTCACCGGTTTTTAGTATTCGGTTACCGCTATTTAACGGTACCCCACTAGTATCCGATGTTAATATCTTAATTCTTGTTTTTTGTGCCATCTCTAAAATACTCCTCCGCCTATTACTAGGTTTTCATTCTCCAACTCTTGTTTATTTTCGTATTGGTTTGTAGTTCCATTATACATTAACATAGCCCCATCTGATTTATTCGCAGTATTCACATCTGCTAAATCTCCAAGACTTAATGTTTGTGAGTTAAGTGCAACAGTTTGAGCTACGATTTCTTTTTTACCATGAACCGTAGTTTTAATGTTATTCTGTTGTCTTACTGAACCCTTTATAGCCATTAATATGTTACTCCTGGCGTTACTTCAATCTGTCCTTCAACTATTCTTGTTACAGCATTTGTTGAATTATGTTCTATCTCAACATCATACACATATCTTCCAGGCTTTAAACCATTTGTCTGTGTAGCTGATAAAGCTATATTTACAACACCACCAGATTCATTACTAATAGCACATGTAAAACTGGTTGCTGTTGAAGAGGTATATGTTTTTCTCATCATACCTCTAACATTACCGACGTTATTATAGTTTGCTAAATTTAAAGCATCACCATCAGCATCAGTAACATCTATATCTACACTAAATGTTGACCCTTGGTCTATTGTTAAGTTTGAAATAATCGCCATATTATAATTCCTTAACTATTACTATTTATACTTTTGAGCTTTTCAACCTCAGCTTTTAACTCAATATTTTGTTCTTTTAATTCATTAATTGCGTTAATTAAAAGAGGAACTAATTTTTCGTATTTAACAGCTTTATAGCCGTCATGTCCTCTTGTTTCGACAATTTCTGGTACTACCTTCTCGACTTCTTGAGCAATCACACCAACATCATGTCCTTCGTAAACTTCTTGTTTATCATTCCAATCAAATTCATATCCTTTTAATTGTCCAACTTTCTCTAATGAATTTTTAATTGGAGTAATATTATCTTTTAATCTTTTATCTGATGATGCAAAAGCAATAATATCGCCTACGCAACGTATTGTATTTGAAGTTGTAGTAGTACCAACACCAAGTCCACCAAATCGAACGTTGTCTGTATTATCAAGTTGTACTACAATTTTATCATCAGTTCCACTTGACTGAAAAATAATACCAGTTCCAGAATCAAAACTAAAAGTATCACTTACTGCATCTGCAGTATATTGCGCACTAAGTGAACCACTATTTAAAAAAGTCATACCACTAAATGCATTTTGGTTTTCTTCAGCTGTTGTTGATATTGTTAGTGTATCACCAGTTGATGTTAAATCAATATTAGTACCTTCTTTAAATGTAAAGGTATCCTGAATTACATCGGCCACAATAGAGTTAATAAAATTATCACTTGCATCAACTAAGTTAAATGTTTTATATGATTTAAAGCTATCGTTTAAAGAGGCTGTAATACTTCTAGAACCTACTGAACCTGTCAGCCTTAAATTTACATATGTACTATCAGCTACACCAAATGAATCATTCTGAGTTATAACTTCATTTGTAGAGTTAGGGTCAGTGATTGTAAACTGTGTCATATCACCGGCACCGATAGCTGTTCTAACTTCCGCTCCAGTAATACCTGTATTTAATGTTGCGTTACCGCCTGTACCCAATATAGCTGGGACACCAGTATCAGATGTAATTCCTGTAACTGCAATATTAAATGCTCCAGCACTTCCTTCAGTAATTGCAATGTTACTACCATTTACTAAATTAATATTACCAGTTCTGTATGTACCTGTATTATTTTGTCTAACTTGTGTTATAGTATCATCATTAGTATCAGTAGCATTAATTGTGGTACCACTGATTGTTAAATTACTACCAGGAGTTAAGAACTTCATTGAACCTGCTGAATCATCCCAGAACATAATCCTATCAGCATTAGGGTCTGTTAAATCTTCAATACCTAAATGGTCTAAATTAATTGTTTGGAAATGGTCACCTGATGTTGTATCAACATTACCTGATAAACCTTCACCAGCTGTAATATTAACTCTTGTAATATCACCTGTGTTTGTTGTAAATCCTTTACTATCAATTCTATCATCAATTGCTTTAGCTGTCATTAAGACTGTATCTGAATCACTAAATGATTCTGAACTTAGCTGAATAGCTGCACCTGCAAAATCACTAACCGCTAGGTTAGGTAATCTTGCTGAAGCTAATGTACCTGAACTTATATTACTTGCATTAAGATTAGAACTTGATGTTAGTTTACCATCTAACTGTGTTTGTATAGAACTTGTGACACCATCTAAATGATCAAATTCAGCGGATGTAACTCCTGTAGCTCTTAAATCTTTTGCATAATTAAGGTCAGCTACAACACCTGTAAATCCATCAAGTTTATTTAGTTCAGCCGCAGTAGATGTAATACTTAAATCACTGAGACTTGAAACTGTTCCTGTGTTATTAGTAAATCCTGTTGCTGAATTATCAAATGCACTTAAGTTAACATTTGAGAAAGCAATCTTTTTCTGTGTTCCGTTATCGATATAAACAAGATGGTCAGTTCCTGCAACATCTGCAGTTTCTAAAGCAAGCTCTGTTAAATCAACATCAACATTAATTGTTTGAGCACCACTTTGGTTAAGTGTAAAGTTATTATCAGCACTAACATCTATAAGAGCTCCAGCTCCGATTGTAATTTGTGGGTTATTAACGGTTGCTTGTGTTGAAGCAATTGTAATTGTATCACCACTTTCTGTAAGTGTTATATTACTACCAGCTTGTAAAGTAATGTCATCGGTTGTAGAATCACTGCCTGTTAGCCTGATGATTGATGTATTACCCGCACCAGCTTGTACACTTACACCATAAGTTGTATTAGTATCTGTAAATGATATTGTTGTCCATTCTAATCCACCGCCTGATGAATATGTTATTGCCTTACCTACACTAGGTGAGCCTGATACATTTAGTTCTGCAACATCAACTGTGTTTTCATCAATAGACGCAATTAAATTAACTCCGCCTGAACCATTGAATGATACTGCACTAGCCGTAATGTCTCCAGTAATTTCAAAGTCTCTAGCAGTTGCTAATGTTGTTGCTGTATCAGCGTTCCCAGTTACATCACCTGTTATATTAGATGTAATTGTATTTGGTAATCTTGCATCTGAAATAGTTCCAGTTAATTGACCTGCTGGTAATGATGTTAAGTTAGAACCATCACCATGGAATTGTGGTGCATGGAAATTTTTGTTACTTTCTAATTTTGTTCCGCTGTGAACATAGTTTAATGTTGCTGCAGCTGCGTATTCACCAAATGTAATACCTGTTCCATTGTTAGCAGTACTTGTAGATGAACCCTTACCTAATAAAATATTCTTATCAGTAATTTCTAAGTCGGTTGTTTGAAGACTTGTTGTAGTTCCTTGAACTGTTAGGTTGCCCGCAATAGTTACATCATCTGGTAAACCAATAGTTACTGTACCAGAATTTTCCGCAACAGTTACTTCACTAGCAGTTCCTTGAATTGTTAATGTATCATTTAATGCAATGTCAGTTGTATTTGAACCATCACTTATTGTAAAATGATCGTGTTGTAATTTAGCATTAGTTACTGCATCATTTGCAATCTTAGCAGTTGTTACCGCTGCAGTATTAATCTTTCCTGTTGTAACAGCACTTGATGCAAGTTTATTTGCAGTAATACCATTATTTTTTAATTGTAAATTACCTGAGCTAATTTCTATTGTACTATCATCTACTTGAACAGCAAAGTCATATCTGTTATTAGTATCATCAAAGGTTACATTAATACCATTTTCAGTACCTGAGATTAATCCCCTAGCATTTTCAAATGTTAATAATGGTGATGTTATACTTCCACCATCATCAGATGTATTTGGATATACAACTTCCCAACCTTGAGCTTGGTCAGTTATACCTTCATTCCATCTAAGTTGAGCATCAGCTGCACCAGAACTTACCCCAGTAATACTTTCACGATTTACTCTAATACCTTGTTGGTTTGAATCTACATCTAATTCAATAAACGCTGTATTAAATTGTAGAGTAGAACCACCGCCACCAAGTGTAAGTGTTGCACTTGATAAATCAAGAGTAGTACCTGACGCAAATGTCATGGTCTTACCACTACCTGTGAAATTTATATTAGAAGCGATGTTTTGATCACTACTAGATGATAAACTTAACTTACCAGATTGTAAATTAGATATATCTGTATCATTTGAATTAATCTCACCATGTAATTCGTTTATTGCTGTTACTAAACTTGTAGCTGAAGTACCTAGGTTACCAATAGTTCCTATATTAGTATTAGTTGTTGTTTGGAATGTTTGTAATGAATCGACTTCATCTTCAACTGAATTAATAGCATTCACAATAGAATTTGTAGCTGATGTTGTTAAACTTCCTAATGAACCAATGTTTGTGTTTATTGTTGCAATGTCTGTATCATTACTTGCAATGTTAGTTGCATTAGTATTAATTTCACCATGTAATTCATTTACTGCGGCTACTAGATTTCCTGCTGATGTTGCTAGTGAACCTATAGTTCCAATATTTGTTTGTGCTGTAGATATAGCACCTGTTACGTCTGCACCTGTATAACTTGTGTCTCCAATCTCAGCATCGATTGCATTAATAGCTGAAGTTAAATTAGATGGGTTAGCAGTATCAGCTGGGCCACCACTTACAAATGCATTTGCACCAACTTCAGTTTGTAATTCGTTAAGCGCAGCAACTAGATTACTATCATTTGTAAATGTAGCATTTAATGAAGCAATGTCGCCAAGCTCTGTATGTAATTCGTTTATTGAACCTCTAACATGTTGTGATGAAGTATCAAGAGAACCGATAGTTAAGTTACCAGATATATCAGCAACACCGTTTACATCAAGAGAACCTGATTGCATTTCTCCAGATATTGTAATATTTCGTCCACCAGATATATCTTTATTAGAATCTGTAATGATAGCTTTACTTGCTATTACTGTTCCGTTTGTTATACCATCAATTAAATTAATATCAGCTGCACTTGCGGTTACCCCGTCAAGTATATTTAGTTCTGAAGTAGTTGCTGTAACTCCATCAAGTAGATTTAATTCTGATGTACTTAATGTAGCACCATCTAAAATATTGAGTTCATTAACATCTAGTGTTGCACCATCTAAAATATTTAGTTCTGCTGCAGTAGAAGATACAGTTGTACCATTAATAGATAGAGCATCTGTTTCAAGAGAACCATCAACATCTACATCTCCGGATATGTCTAGGTTTACAAATGTTGAAGTTCCTACCGCTATAATTGAATCATTAAATGTTGCTCTACCGTCGTTTGACATATCAAGTGTAAGAGCTGTAACACCAGATGGACCTGTTTTTAATCCTCTGAATACTAAATCACCATCAGCTATGTTAGATAGTAATTGTAAATCATTATTGTTTTTTCTAATAGAACCAAAGTGAGTCCCACCATCTTTAAACTGAATGTCTTGTCCGTTAGCATCTAATATTATATCACCTTCTACATCTAATGTAAAATCTGGAGTTGATACAATTCTTTTAGCCGATGCATCAAAGACTGCTTCAATTTCGTTAACAGCACCTGTTAAATTATTTGCTGAAGTATTTAAATCAGGAGTATTACCAATCTCTGTATGTAATTGTGTTAATGAACCAGATATTGTTGAAGCAATACCTGTGAAATCAATATCGCCTAACTGTGTTTCATGTTCGGCTATGGCACTACTTACTGTTGAAGCAGCAGTACCCATAGCTCCTGCGGTGATAGTACCTAGTTCAGCATCGTGTTCGTTTATAGCACCTTGTAGCGTTGTTGCTGTTGTGGTTAAACTTTCAACTGAACCTATATCACTTTGTAATTCATTTAGTGCATCAACTAAATTTGCACTAAATATTTTAATGTCATCATTCGCCGCAGCTGGAGTATTGAGTTCGATGGCATTTCCATAAGCTGTGTCGTATGAGACTATTGCACCTGTTTGTGCAGATGTTAAAGCGGTTGTATTATTAATATTATTATCAGGATGGTTCCTAATTGTTAAATCTTGGTTTGTGTTAAATGTACCAGTGACTGCTTTAAATAATACTTGAGATGATGAAGCATGTAATACAGTACCACTAAATCCATCTGTTTGATTAATAACAGACCCTTCTGTTATTTCAGAAACATCTGGTGAACCTGTCAATGGTAATCTAGCTGCCAATGTAGCAACATGGAATCCATCAGCACTTAAGTCTTGATTTAGTTCTGTATTATTTTTATATACTCTTACTACACCAACTGAGAATCCTTCAGAATGTACTCTATCATGGTTAGCTGCAGCAATAGTATTAGCACTATTATCTGTTATGTCTTGTGTACTATCATATTCGCCACTAGTATTTGTTAAAAGAATCTTTTCAGTTGTACTTGAAACAACTGTAGCACTAAATCCACCACTTTGTGATATTGTTGCACCAGCCGCAAATCCTGTTAGTGAAGAAACATCATTTAAAATTAAATACCCAGCAGTGTTATCAAGTGATTCTTCTGGTTTAATTTCAAATCTAATTGTTTTAGAATTATCATCATTACCAAAGAATCTTAATGAACCGGCTGATACATTATCAAGGTTATAAACCTTATCAGCAAACTGACCACCTAGCTGTTCGTTATCGCCAAGGTGTAAAGATATCTCATTAGACTTCTGCCTAAATTGTTCTAGTGTATTACTTTTTAAAATTCTTGTTTCTTTATTAGCTGCCATTATTTTTTACTCAATCCTTTTACTAGTTTTTTTAATTCGTTTATATCATCTTGCATTTGAGCAATCTGATTATCTTTTTCTTGAACCATTTCCTTCTGTTTTCTACGAGCTTCAAATACAGAACTATTAGTATTTATAACAGCTCCAGTATCGCTATCTTTTACAAATCCTTTTAATTCTTTTACTTTTTTCTTAGCCATATTTTATCCTATGTAGTACATATCGCTCTAAAATCTCTAACTCTTGGAATACGGCTAGAGCTTGTAGCTGTTAAAACTAATTTAAACTGTATAGTACTGAAACTCTTATTACTTAAATCGTTTACACCACTATTACTTTCAACTACATCGTATCTAACTTCTTCGAATCCAATCTCATTTACTGGGATATCACCAGTAACATGTATAAATGGTTTATCGTTTATATCTCCACTTTCACCGCCTTCTAATATTCTATAAAATAATTTAATGTCAGAACCTGAAGGTTTATTAGCATTGAATATTACAGTAAATGAATCAGCCTCTTCAGCTAGCTCAACCTTTCTTGTAATATATCTACTGAGTTCAGAACCACCTCTTGCACTCAACTCATTACTTGATGCACCACTATTTGTTGCATTACCTGAGTCACTAATAATATTCTGTATAGTGTGTAATGATAATCTGTTCATATCAATTACAGGTGATAAAGCTTCATTAGTAGAAGTCATAGTTGCAGTAATTTCTACTGAACCAAGAGATAAGTCAGTTATATTACTTTCATTAACTGGTGATGAGATTAACTTTGGTCTACTAAAGAAATAGTTTCTATTTGGTAACATAGGGAATGCATCAGCTGCTTGAGCTCCACCGTATGAAACCTCTGATGTTGAACCAACACTTGTACCGTTTATTAATCTAGTAGAGAATGTAATTAATGTTCCTGGTAATTGTATATTTGAAATGTTTGGATATAATACATTTATCAATCTATTCTCACTAGCTGTTACTGTTGAATCTCCACCCGCTCCAGTAGCTGAAGCTGTATCAGAATTCTTAGCTGTAATTTGATAACTGTTATGTGTTACATTACTGATAGTAAAGTTACCTTCTAAATTACTATATGTGATACCGTTAATATCACCTGAACTTAATCCTGTAGCTAATGTCACCTGATCATTTGATTCATACATACCATGATTAGGATGGTTAACAGTTACTACTGCACTACCACTTGTTGTTGTAAATGGATTACTTGGTAGCTTTCTTACAGGTAATGCATCATTAATAAATGTTATAGTATTTGTTTGTCCTGTCTTAAATGATGCTCTATGTAATTTAAATTTTAAATCTTTACTTTGTTCTGGAGTCCATGTTGAAGCATTTTGAGAACTAAAGAATACACCACCATAAGGTTGTTTTGCAATAGTAAAGTCTGCAGTAGTTAAATCTTGTCCACCCATTTCAGCAACATATACTTCGTAGTTATCACATTGTGAAGTAATAACAACTGCATATTCTGTATCTTGTGCTAAGTATACAGGATAATCAAATGCAAAGTTTGTTGCAACATCAGCATTACCTAAACCACCATTTGCTGTAGAGTCTGATGGTAAATTAACATCAGCTGGATATAAAATCTTATCAGCTCCAGGTACAATCTTTTGAGTAGGTATACCATTTTCTACAGATCTTATACTCACTCTTACAGGTATGGCAGCATCTTTTGTTCTAAAGAATAAATCTACTGACTTAACAAATATACCACCCTCTTTATCTACCAAGAATGTTTCTGCTAATGGGTCAACCCATGTAGTTGTTTCTACTGTCCTATCTTCTATTAATTCAGTTTGAACTAATCTTGGAACTTTAGTAGATATAATTGTTTCTTCGATTGTTTCAATCAATCCTTGTGCTGAATACTGAGCTTCAGCAAATGTTGTTTCTGTTTGTTTATTATTTTCAGAACTATCAGATAATCTAAATTCTCTTTTACCTGTTGCAAATTTTAATACATCATTCCTTGGTATAACAAATGATCCTGATAGTTTACCTGATGCATCTGTTGTTAAAGTTCCAGCTGTACTTGGATGGCTTGTAGCACCTTCATGAGTTACAACTGATGTTTGGTCAGAGAACTCAAATGGATTTGAATTACTGAATGTTTCTCCTCTTACATAATCAGCAACATTAACTCCATCAAAGAATGCAAATACTCTTGTGTCAGGCTTCATTAGTTGAGCCTTAAAGTTAATTTCTCTAGACCTTATGAATGGTACAAAATTTATTTCAACAACTCTTGACCCTGTTGACCTTTCTACTGTATCAAAAGCTATCTCAGTGTTTATACCGCTTCTTGATTGGAATTGTGTTTCGGTTACAGCTTGAGCATTATTATTAAAGTCACCAAATTCATTCCACCAAAAATCTCTATCACCGGCATCCATCATACCTCTTTCATTTAACTCTGTACCTGTCCAGTTAGTTACCCATTCATTCCATACTGTACCAAGGATTCCTAACTCTTCTGCCATCTCTACAAATTGATCATATGTAGATGAATCATCGATAATAATAGCAGGCCTTACATCTGTTTCTTTCCATTCATCAGAATCTGGTGAAAGCTCTATCATTCCACCCCATGTAAATACATTGTATGGGTTTACGTTAGAAGCAAATGATGAGTATGGTTGGTCAACAAATACCTTATCTGTACTTTCCATTTCCATAGTAACCATTGAACCATTCTTAACACAATTACCGCTATCACCTGTTTTTCTAATTAAGTTAACATTTCTTTCATCAAACTTTGGCCTTAATAATCCGTTTCTTTTATCAATAGAAACTGCATAGTCTGGATTAGATACATCACCAACGTTATGTCCTCTAAATCCATCGACTATAAATCCATTCTTTGTTCTGCTAAAGTTACTTCCATCAAACAATGATACATCAGCAGCTGATTGTTCTAATAAAGATAAAGATGTATAATATTCTAGGTTCTTTATTCTTTTATCAAGATGACCGATATCTTTCATAGTATATCTTCTATTATCGATTATCTCTGGTTTTAATTCGTTAAGATTAAATATATATGGCCCAAGTTTTAAATCGTATATACCCATACTATCTTTAGGTGTATCTGGAGCTTTAGGATTTAAATCTGATATACCTTTTTCTACTTTGTAATCACCTTCTCTAGTTACATAGAGTTTATCAATCCTTGGCATATAATGTGTTAGCTCTGATGATGTTGATGAATTAGGTTTAGGCGCTCTAGGATTTGTACCACCAGCACTGGTAAAGTTTGCACCTGTGTTATCTTTCCTTGGTCTGAAATCAATGGCGTCTCTTAATTTAATTGGACCATAGTTTGATTGAAATGTTGGAATCTCATCATATGTAGTACCATTACTTTCATCGTTTCTATATGAGTTTACAGTAAAATAATCACCAGTACCATGAGCCCAATATTTAAATGCTACTGTAACATTACCAGGGTCTGCAAATCCAGGCTTAAGAATAATTCTACCTACATCATAAAAGTTATCTCTTTGACCATTATCTAAAATAAATCTATCTGTAATGTTTTTATTATTTGCATCTATTACAGAAGTAAGTTCAGCAATATCTGCTTTACCTAAACTACGGATTCCATTTGTTAATCCGCCTGATGATAGAGTTCCGTTTGTTTTTGTTTTACTATTAGGTGAGAGGTTAACTTTAACATCAGCCATTACTTTAATTCTATGGGATGAACCATTTGGAGTTGTGCCACCAATATCTGTAAATGTTAAACTTGTTGCTCCATCAACTCCAGTAATAGTTGGAGTAACATCAATTACTCCTGTATCTAGCGATGCTACAATACTTGAAACATTTACAAAAGATTCACTACCTGGAGAGTTAACTGCTATTTGATTATCTACTAAATCAAAACTTTGTTTTACAATATATTCAATACTGTATGCTGAAGTTTCGTTATCACCTGACATTGTCTTTAATGTATATACCGCAGAAGCTGGTAATTTAAATACTAATCCGTTATGACCTACATCAAATAGATTACCTACACTTGCCAAATCTCCTATGAATGCTTGACCTGCATCAGCAGTTTGTTTGACTGATTTAACAGAACTAAATACATTAGAGCCAGTCATACTAATATCAAATAAGTATAATCTTAATTCACCACTTACATATTCTAATGACCTTGCTCTTGCTGTACCAATTTTATTTCCTGAAGCTTGTCCTGTAGCAATTGTTTCGCTATGTAAATCTAATGTTCTAAAATCATTTACATTTGGTACACCTTTAACAGTACTTGCAGTTAGCTTGACATAGTTACCCACTGGTAAACTTGTAGTTGCATTTGCTATTGTTGTTCTATCAGAAGCAGCCCTTGGTTTTTCTACTGTGACAGCTCTAATAATATTTGTTTTAACTCTATGACCTTTTACGTATGCTGTATTACCTTCAATTAATACAGCTAACCTAGCCTTACCAAATGCAATAGCACCAGCATTATCTGATGCATCACCATCTGCAATAATTTGTGCAGTAGTTTTATAACCATTATTTGTATTATCATTATAGTATTCTTTAACAGTAATTTGATATGGCTCAACACTATAATCACCACTTTCTTCAAATGTTCTTCGTGCTAATCTATCTGTCAGTTCAGTATTAAGAGTTTTATCTGTTTCATCAACTACAGCTAAACCATTTTTTACAGTTAATAGAGTTACGTATGAATCTTCACCTAGAGTTGCATTTGCTCTTGTAATTAAACCTGCAGGGTCAGCATCAGTGATTGCTTGTTTAATTAACTCTGTTCCAATTTTATATCTCTGTGCACCAGGCGCAGCTTCATTTGGAGTACCTGAAGCATTATCAAGTAGTGATGTATCAGTAGATGAATTAACTATTGACTCTGTAACTTTAAGTGCAACAAGATAATCGTTATGTGTTTCATATTTATCTAATATTAATGATTGACCTTGAACATATACAAAATTACCTGCAATAAAATAAACACCTTCTTCAATATTAACTACAACGCCTTGACCTGTTGGAGTATCTGATGTTGGTTTTACTTTACCATATAATACGGTACCTGATGTAGTTCTTATTTCTTCTCCACCAGTAAATGTTTTTGTTGTATTGTTTGTACCTGAGTTTACATATTTAATATATAAGGTTGCTGGTTCAGATGCTGATGATACTTCTTGAACTACAGCTTGTACTACAGCTCTCACACCAGATGTATCACCTACAATTGTTTTACCAACATAGCTACTTAATTCTGTATTAGTAGTTTGAGAACCTTGTGTACTATGAGTAAATGTAGATTCTACTTTTAAAAATTCGTATTGATTATTTAAGGTTACTTTACCATCGACAACTCTTGAACCATCTTTAAAATTATATTGACCAAATCTATCTAACTGAGCTTGAAGCAAAGTTTGTAATTGAGTTAGTTCTCTTGCTTGGACAGCATGTCCTGGTCTAAATAAAATACGATGAAAGTTTTTTGATTCAACAAAATCGTCAAATCCGCCAGTCGCATCATTCTTATGATATATATTTGTCGTTGCCATAAATGTTTCCTATTATTAAAATTCTATAATAACTTTAATGTCTTCAATCTGTGTTGCACTTCTACTAATCGGTGCTCTATTTTCTAAGAATAGCATTTCACCGGATCTTCTGTCAACCCCGGTACTTGATACAACATTTGCATTAGATGATTCTAATACTAATGATGTACTCGATGTTTGACCTTGAATTGTTTCACCATCATCAAATACCTCAAAGCCTGTCTTTTCGTTTTGATGGTAATAAACTATTCCGTTAGTTGTATCTACTTCTGTTACAAATGCAGTAGGTGAATTATCACTATTACCAACAATTACTTCATCTACTTGTAAGTTAGCAATTGTACCTGATGCAATATCTAAACCACTCATCGGTTTAATTACATCTGCGGTAGCTGCAGCACCACCATATGCTGAAGCATTATGTACCTTAGGATCTTTAAGTAACATAATTTGTCTAAAGTCATTACCTACTGTAATATCATCTCCTCCTGAGTTATCTAGTTTAGCATTAAGTGATATAAAGAATGATCCTAATTCTCTTACAGGGTCTACACCATGACCTTGTTTAGGTGCTAAGATTGCAGTTGCTTTTGCAACTATATCTGGAGTACCACCTGAGAAACTAACTTTAGCTACTCTGTAATCTGTTCCTTTTGCTGTAATAGTAAATCCTGAAACGGTTTGTGTTCCACCTGACCCTGCCATAACAGCTGTAGCTTCTGCACCAGTACCATCACCAGATATAGTAACGGTAGGAGCTGAATCATATCCTGTACCACTTCCGCCAACATCTACTTGAATTCTTTCAATGCCTCCAGCATTAGCATGGTCTCTTGATGCTTTTTGATTTAAGTACTGAGCATAATCACCTTCTGACAATGCAGCTTCTGCAGCATCATCATCTGCATAGTCTAGGGAAACTGTCTTAACAGGCATATAAGATGTTGTGAGAAACTTTTCAGCATCTGCTGTTGATATTGTATACATGTACTTCCATATATATCCATCAGACTCAGCAGTCGGTGCGGTTAATGTTTGTACTGGTTGAATTGTAGATGCATTACCTGGAGCAAAGATACATTTGTATACTTTAAACTCTGATGTTAATACATAAAACTTTTTATCGAAAATATCAGGATCTGTTGAATCCCAATCGTCGTATGTTGTTCCTGATGCCCAGTCATATCTGGTTACTACGTGTGATATATCACTTGCTGCGACTTTCTTTAAAGCTAATAGGTTAGCTCTTGCTAAACCTTCATCATTTAAATGATCATTTGGATTAGGTGCTGTAGTATCTGTTGTATCTGAAGTAGAGTCAGACCATACATCTGCTTTACCAATACCAACATATACTTTATCAGTACCTACATCTGCCTTAAAGTTTTCAGCATTTAAAACTCTAAAATTTGATGTTACTATTGCTGCCATAATTGTTTCCCTTCTTATTCAATGTCTATAAAAGTAGACGTGTTATATTTATTTATACTTGTTGAGTCCAAAGTTTGCAGAGTATTGCTTCCTAAAAACTCAATTGTTTGGTTGCCATCAAGATACCTCGATGATGTAAAGAAGTTGTCTGTACCTCTTCTTTGCTTATATCCATTATTTATAATGGTTCTAAAATTGTTATTTCTTAACTTAACTTCATGTGCTGGTAGCTGTTTAGTATTACCAGTAGACTGTTGAGTTACAGTCCAGTTTTGCCCTGAGTTTAATACACCGATTTTTAATAATCCACCATTATATAATGTCCTTGCTCTAACAGAACCCGGTCCTGTTGGATTTGTTTGTTTACCAGAATACGGCAAAACTTCTGCATGGTTTAATTGTAATTCAATAGTTTCAGGAGTTTCTTTTACTCTATTTTCATTCATTGATGAACTATTGATTCTCAATCCAGGGTCTAGGATATATCCATTACCTGCATTTGTTATATTAACAGCAGATATTTCCCCTTCAGAATCTAAAGTAAATGTAGCAGTAGCCTGAACATTACTTGATAATAAAACTCCATCTGCATCTTTAGATGTAGGAGCATCTAGTACAATAGTAGGTGCAGAGGAATATGTTTTATTACCTCTACCTAACATATTAAGAGATGCTACTTTACCCGCATTTGTATTTGCCGCGACTGAAGCAAATAGCGAAGCCCAGTGTTGACCACCTGATGTTATTGTAATAGCATCTTGGTCAAGTCTACCATTACTATCAATACCTATACTAATATTTGGATTCACTCCTGTTTGTCCAGATACAGCTGTTCCGTTAAATGTAATAGCGGGTGCTGAACTATAACCAAAGCCAGGGTTTAATATATCTACTGCTGTCACAGTACCTGAGTTATTTAATGTTAATGATATCTGAGCATTACGATGTATCTTAGCTTCTACATTAGGTAAGAACTGAGAAGCAAAAGCCTCTATTACTAATGGTATATCTTCTGGTCCAATAATACCTGGTTGAATATCTGGCATCCTACTAAGTAAATTAGTAATAGCATCTTCTATTAATTCTAAGAATATTAAAATCTCTGAAAAATATATAAACCCAGATGGATGTACTAATCTATCATATGCATATTCCCAATCGGATACATTAATACCTGACTTAATTAAATAACTAAACTTTTGATACCTGTGGCTATCATGCAATTTAATACTATCAGATAAGAATCCTTTATTATCTAAATACTGTCCACCTCTAGGTAAAGAAGAATTAGTATCCCAGTTACCTGAAGATGGTATTAATGTATAGTCATAAGGAAACTCTACTTCTGCTGTATCATTAAACAATAATCTAAAAAAGATTTCAATAGAATCTCTTGAGCCTCTGAGTTTATAAAAGTCAATTATTTGTTTATAAAGATTTCTTTTATTAACTGTCAGTGACCTTGGAACTGTAGCTGCTATTTCTTTTTGCATTAGCTCCAAATAATTTAAACCGTTCTTATCTATATCCATTGCTTGTTCAATGGTATTCATAACATAGGAAGGACCAGGCCCTACCCAGTTAGTAATAGGGGTTACTAATGTAGCAACCTGACCTTCATACAAGAATGGAGTGTTTATATCATTATTATCTACTCTATCACCTAATGATTTACCATCCACCTCAACATTTTTAATAGTTAATGTTTTACCAGTTTGATTAGATGTTCCTGCTAATGAACCTGGTAATTCATTACCGTTTGTTATCTCTACGTTTCTACTACTAAGTGGAATAGTATCTATTTGATTGGTATTATTATTTAGAACAGTAAGAACTGAATCAGTGCCAGTAGGATCATTAAAGAATTTATTATTTTCATTCTTAGGGTCCGCTACTCTAACTCTTATTGAACCATTAGTAACTCTATCTGTAAATGTTTCATTCTCTGTGAATATGAATTCGTCCATATTCATAAATGTATAATAAGCTTCTAAAAATTTCTTTAGCTTATCGTTATCATTTACAATACTCTCTGGTAATAATTGGTCTAAACGAATATCTTCTTTAGTACCATCAAGTGTAGAAGTTTGGTTTTCTACAACGCCTGGAGAATATGAGTTTTTATATGGCATTATTTAAATCTCGATGTGGTTGTATAATCTACAGAACCTGAAGCTCCGCCTACTGCGATAGTATCAACCTGTGGAGTAATTACAACTTTGTCATTTGTTATTGCTAGTAGTTCATTACGCTTTGGTGCAATATCTAAACTGTTAGGGACTACAGTAACTGTAATAGCTGTAGCATCATCTGGAGTAAAATCATTTAAAAGAACTGTACCTTTCTCTGGATTTAATTCACCAGCATTTGGTATTACTGTTACGTTAACACCATCTACAACTTTATATACAATTACTTGTCTTTTTGTTTCACCTGCTATTGGTTTGTCTCCAAAGAAATGGTCAACACCTCCAATTTTAAATGCAGTCGTAGTCAAAATAAATTTAGTTGATTGACCTGATAGATAAAACGGCGCAGCAAAAGTTAATGTAACACTATTCTTTTGATTAGCTGTCGGCGTAAATGATTGAAACATTCTTGGACGTAATATTGAGTTAATAATTGATGGGTCAGAATTATCAATTGCTTTTGTTAGCTGTGAGTATCTAAACACACCATCGAATTTATTTAAGTTATCAAAATTATAATCTGTAATAGTATCTCTCACAACAGATTCTAAATCAACAGCAGTCCTGTCTGTAAGGTTAGGATTATATTTAAAGAACACATCTAGCTCTAAGTTTGTAAACACAGGGTCAACAATCTCTGGCGTAATTGAAACAATGTTCTTACCTTTTAATATTGTATTTGTAATAGTTGTCTTTTCAGCTTGAGTTAATGTTGAAGCAAGTAATGGTTTAATTGATAAATAAACTTTGCCATAATCAGGTGGATCATTATCTTCACCACCCCAAGTAGATATACTATCTATGTTTGAGAAATTCTTTTTAATAATAGATGCATAGTCTTCTGCGGTCACAGCTCTGTTCTGAGTAATAAATGTTAGCGGAGCGTTGAATCGAATACTTTCTGTTGTTTCTTTTTCAACTCCACCTACTGAAGCGGATACTGTAACTGGAGTATCTGCACTATACCCTGATACTAAATCAACCATAGAGAACGATGTTGCTCCATTACTTTCGTCACCACTTGTGATAACATAATCGATTGTAACGATTTCGTTATTTGTTGGTTTACGTCCAGTAACACCATCACCGAAGTATATCTCATAGAACCCTGATGGATTCTCTTGTAAATAATATACTTTAGAGTTTGAGTCTACATTATCCAAAGATTCAAACTGAGTATAGATATCAAAACTATTACTGTTCTCATTACTTTGTACTCTGACTCTTAAAGTAGATGTATCTGCATTTACATCAGATAGTTGGAACTTCTGGTTTTCAATATCGTTATCAACTCGATACTTGAGTTCTCTGAGCTCACCTTCTACTAAAGTAACATTATTAAAAATATATTTACGTCCTGTATCGTTTACTGTATTATTATTGAGAACAATATATTTGTATTCTTCACCATCAGGTAATACTGTTCTTAACTTAGTACCTCTCGCTAAAGTTAATGGATTACCAAAGTTAACATTATCAAATTGCGAGTTTGTAAGGTCTACTGTAATATTGACTACGGCACGAGGAGATAAATCTGAACGAGGTATATACCCTAATAGTTTCGCACGGGTAACAACATTACCTCTGATTTGTGCAGAATCCAAAAAGGATTCGTTTAAACTGTAATGAGCATTGAGCGCATTATAATGAGTATTATATGCGAGCACATCTAATAATATATTTAAACCGCTACCTTCAAAATCATAACTTGTAAATTCGTTTTGACGTTTAAGGAAGTTCTTTAAATTATTTTTAATATCATCGAAATCTAATTCTGTTACTTTTAAATTTGTTGCCATAGTTCTACCTTAGTCTTCTGAGTACGATGTCTACCGTCTCCTCTATATTATTTTCCTTTATACGAAAAAGTATTGCAATCTTATATGCATTACTATCTCGTAAATCTTTAATCTGTATTGATTGTATCTCTACACGAGGTTCATATCTTTTAATCACTCGCTTAATATTATCTCTGAGCATAATCTGAGTAAAGACATCAGCGGGCTCGAATAGTAACGAACGAAGGTTAGCACCTTTCGTTACTGCGAATGGTCGCTCATAGAAATTTGAAACGAGAAGATTTTTAATTGCATTCTTTATCGCTACATCATCACGTACCGGTATAATATCTTTACGGATTGGATGTATCGTCAGCGATAAATCTAAATCAGTCCACTGCTTTTTTCGCGAGTCGACCTTCGATTTTTTATAATCATCGTTTACTGTCTTGTCTGATAGATTTGCCATATAGTTATTTATAATAATTATAATAGAGTTTTAATCTAAAATAAAAATACTATCTCCTTCTTTTGTTGCTGTCGATAATGTAATACTCTGTTCACTCTCGTTATAATAAGCTTCAGAACTCGGAATTTCTCCAGGGATTTTTTTTACGCCATTTACAAATAGGAATCTTGGTCTCGTATTTAAACCGCTAGTGCCATGCATATCTGGTCCAGAGAATACCGTTTGCCCTTCTGTTGCGATATATCGTAACGAACCACTACGGTCCACGGACACAGAACTAATAGTTGGCAGGGACGCAACGGACGAATTAGAAAGCGCCGAAATTTCAATAATAGACTCCAGCGTAATTTGTTTTGGCATTCCGATGAGTTCGAGAAAGTCACAGAAGTCGAATGTAATAAACTCTAATACCTCACCGAGACCGATTGCATCCAGGAACTTCGCAATCGTTTCTAAATACTTTTTATATAGATATGTTGGCCATTCTGATTCGAAGTCTTGTATCTTCTCTAAGAGTCTCTGCATATCGATTTCATCTATGGATATACCATGGTTTTCCAAATCCCCTCCAATCAAATCGCGTAGGGTAAAATCAGCTAGCGACAAATTTTTCAATTCATCTATTTGTTCGCGTATATCTTTTGTTTCATCATCTATTATATTAGATAGCAAGGTAGGTATATCGGGAGGGAATGTCGTATCTTCTGAGAAACTCGGTAATCCAAGTTCGTCCCATATCTCTTTAAACTTGTCAATCACTTTTCCAATACCCGCTTTAATAAATCCAAGAGCACCTTGTTGTATAATACTCATTATATAACTCCAAGCAACATCGCATTTCAATTCATGTGAGTCTAAACCAAATCGTCCATTCATTGTACGATAATGTTCTGGTACGAGTTCATAGTATACATCTATGTTTTCGCAGACGCTATTTTTGATCGTGGTTATATAGTCGGGGTCTGACCATATATTTAAAACGCTAATATTTAAACCGCCAATAGACACCTCAAAGTCCACTGAGACTACCTTATTAATAATCTCTAATATTTTGGTCTGTACATATATCTGGTATTCGGATTGGATAGCCTGGATCTTTCTCTCCCATTCAATCTCAGGGACACTCAGATCATCGTATAGGGGATCGGGTATACTCATAGGGAAATCACCTAGAGCATCTTCAAGGTCATCTAATGCATCTCTGACTTCTTGTATCTCGCTACTGGCTAACTGCATTAACTTGTCGGCGAGTTCCCCTTTGGTCGGAAGGATCACTGCGGTACATGGTATATTAATAGTGGTTGGCATTATGTCTGTGGCTTTCCGTTAATCGATACAACGCCACCCTTTATATTAATGTTACCATCTGGCGTCATCTCAATAGAACACTTCTCAGGCTTAGTTCCGTGTTTGATAAGGATTGACTCACCGCCCTCCTTATTAGAGATGTGGAGTGTATGTCCGGAGGCCGTAGTGTATATTTTATTAAACTCGTCGGCGCCCGGTGGTATATCCTCTGTACCCTCTGTCATGCTCGCTAAGGACCCCATAATAATAGCATCCTGACAAGCAGGGGCATCCCTAAAGAACCCTACGACCCAGCTATCTATTACTAACTGATGGTTACCACCTGTGCCCTTGTAGGACGCGAGAGTGTTTGGCATCAGTACTGTGGACCATGGTAATAAACTCTCCAGTGTATATTTACCCTCTACTTTCTTTCCAGCCACGTCATCGTTATAGTAATCGTATGGTATTACCTTAACGCGATTGAGGCCCTCTGGATCATCGACACGTACTACCTTACCTATAAACCATGCAAACTGTTGGCCCTTCATACTTCTTCTCCCTCTATTGCGATTCTTTTCGCATCTGTATCTACAGGGAAAGAATCTTTTTTAATCACCATTTCCATAGTATACTCCGAATCAAAGTTATGGACAATATCTGTTATTATATATTTCCCTGTAAAGTATTGGTCTTTATCTGCATCAAGATCCTCTTGTCCTGTTGGTGGAACATTGAGTTGTATGATATTCCCTACAGATATATCAATATCGCCATAGACAACTATTCTTGCTCTGATAGTGTCGAGGTCGTGTTTATGACCTTCGATGTTATGGATACTATTGTAACTATGGTGGTAATTCTCTTTTGCATCAAACGCTTTACTATTCACCGATACACTATAGGTCCTTGACTCTGGTTGGTTCTTGAAATCGAATTCGATATTGTTATTTGACACTGACTCACCAGGGTTCAGTAGGGCCCCACCATGTGCACCGTGAGGCTGAGTTGTAACTGTCTTATTGGATATATCTACCGCAAATGTTTCAGAGGAATACACGCCGTTAGAGGAGGCCTCCAATTTTGATACATTGAGATTAGAAGAGAAGCGCAGAACCTTTTCCTGTTGTTCATCTCGGCTCTCTGTGGTCCCTATATCTTTTCGATAGAATGGCGATGTGGTATATGTAGATACGATGTCCTTAGAGACAAGCTCTGAATGGCCCTTTAGATGCACGATTCCTTTAAGATTCTCATAGAAATATACCAGTTGATTGGCTGCCCTAAGCTGAAAAACTATGGCTTCTATTGGTTTTAAGGACGGATATATACCCTGGATATCTCCGAAACTATCCGTTATATCTCTTAGTTTTTCAGGGATCTGAAGCTGTTGACTACATATATTCGCTATATTATTTCCCACGGTTCCACTGAATTGTTTGTCTAAAATTGTGAACTGATTTAGGTATACATGCTTGGAAACACAGATAAGAGAGTATGCATCCGAACCCGGTTTTGACCTAGCGAAGTCTGTTATGTTCGATACATAGAGATTCAGTTCAAATTTTTTTTCGATACTCTCGTCGATTCCCCTTTGTATCACCTTTAAAAAAATTTTTTCATTCCCCATTAATTTTAGATTGTCTAATAGATTTATACCATCGATTAGACGTATTTCTGCTCCAATACCTGCACTATATAATGATTCTTTGATTAAAATTTTTTGAATGATTGGAAATATATTGATTGGTACTTGATTTGTATGGTTTGTATAGAGTTTCGCTTCTAAAATTTCGTACGATGACTGTATAGAACTACCATCTGTTTGTGATATATTATTACTCATTGATTAGATTCTCGTATTTTTGAACGAAATCTTGTATATACTCAGGGTCAATATATCGTATAAAGGAACGTTCTTCATTCAATTCATGTTCGTATTGTCGATATGTTATAAATCGTATATTGACTTCATCTACTGTATTCGCTCTCCCCGCAGTTGTATCCTCAAACGCGTTGCTATATGATACAGCACGCTTTTGACTATCGTTTTGATGATAGTATTGGTATGGTGCGTCGATATAATCATAGACTCTAAAGGTATCGACTGCATCGTCAGATGTCAATCCTTTAATCTCTTCTGCAGCTTGGAATGTTCCTGTCACATTTTGTATGACAACCTGATGCATATCCACATTTTTTTGTTTGAGAATACCCTCAGCATTAGAATTTTGTCCGCGAATTGTTTCCCCTATACTAAATCTACCGCTCAAACTATGGTCAGTAGAGAGTACAATACCATCTGTATTGACTGTTGTATCTGGTCTTTTTGGTATAATCGCGACGCCTTCGTATTTTTTATCAAGGTATTCTGAGAAATCGATACTACTCATTGGCCATTCGCGATAGCCGTCATGTAATCTTTCGTTGACAACAAAGAATGTCCAATAATAATTTGGTGTACCATAGAGATTTTGCGATACGATATCAGGTCTTTCGCCGTCTTGTATCTCATAAAAACGATATGCTAAAGAGTTATCGATAAAATTTTCGAGGGGTTTGACATGACGAAAAATATCTGTCATCGATTGGAATATTCCATTTCTATCGAAATCGTATTGTACTGTTGGAAATTTTTTAAAAAAATTCATGCTCTCTCCTATTAAATATCATTTACGTCTTGTTCTTCACCCGCAATAATATCTCCCTTCTCATCGCCTGTAAATTGTGAGAGTTTATTACCTTCGTTTGGTGCATCTGATATTGATATACCAGCATCCTTATAGAGTTCATGTAAATCTTCTCTCACTAAAGCTCTTGTTTCTCTAAACGAAAGTTGGACATCTACTTCTACTGGAGTTCCATCAGGGTGAAATGAGCTATGTGAAGGGTTATATGTTGTCTGTAATCCTGTACAATATGCCGGTGCATATATTGGCATCAATGGTGTTCGTGTAATATCTAAATTTTCGTCTGGAGCATAGAATTCAATAAAAAATGTCGCAGGATATTGTAATGCGAACTTACCAATTTTTTCAGGATACATAAAATTTTGTATACGATTAATAATTTTTCCAATCTCTGCTGATTCTTCTTTTGTTTCTGATATAAATTTTAAATTAATATCGAACTGTCTTATTTCTGTTGTATCAAATGTCACAACCGCTGATGGGTTCATAGCGATACCTTGCTTAGCGACCGCAACGTTATATCCACCTGTGACATCAAATCCAACGAAATCACCAACATAAGATGTACCTCTGGATGCTGCAGCTATCAAGTCTTCTCTAGTCAATGCATAATTATTATTACCCAGTATTGTTTCCATGACTTGACCTGTCAAACCTCTTTCAAGAGTACCATAAGATATACCATCGTTTTGGAATATACCTATTGGGATATAAGTATAGATTGTTGTCGTAAATCCTTCATCACCCTTTAAAGCACGTTCATTAATCATAATCTTCATGAACGGATACATCCCGTCTTCTCCTAAATTTGAGGGATACACTAATCTTTCGTTTGCTGTCTTTCGATATTTTTCTAATTCTTCCATACTTTTTTACCTTATAAATACATATAGATTATTAATTATATAGATTATTTATATGAGTTACAAAGGTAAATATACAATAAAAAAGCCAGAAAAGTATGCTGGTGATCCAACAAAAGTGACATATAGGTCATTATGGGAACGTAATGCTTTTAGGTGGTGTGAGAATAATCCATCTGTAAAGTTGTGGAATTCTGAAGAAGTGGTTATACCCTATAAGTATAGCGTAGACCAAAGGTTACATAGGTATTATGTAGACTTATTAATTGAGATGGAGAATAAAAAAATCTATCTTGTTGAAATCAAACCAAAGAAAGAGACAATGCCACCTAAGAAAAAAACTAGAAGGTCAAAAAAATATATCAAAGAGTCATTGACATTCGTCAAAAATCAGGATAAGTGGAAAGCTGCCAAAGAATTTGCTGAACATAATGGATGGCAATTTCAAGTATGGACAGAAGAAACTTTAAAGAATCTAGGCATAAAAGTACTATCCAAGTAGTATAAATATACTATATAGAAAGGATATTATATGTCACAATCAAGTAAGTTTAATAAGATTACAGTTGATACTTCAACAACAGATAAGCGAAAGGATAAGCTGAGTGGTACTACGCTTGGTGCTAAAGGTGGTAGAGATGTCGAAGGTGGTAATACTCCAGGGTCTTTGGATTTCGATACTAATTATGATCCTCGCCCTCAAGTATTTGGAAGAGGATTCTATGATTTAGAAACATCTCTTAATACACAATCAATTGCATTTTTTCAAAATCTTATTAAAGATCTTGGTAAGATGAGTCGTAGACGTATTATGACTGACCCAGGGATTAACCAAACTGATAGGACATTAATAGGGTCAATGTATTTTTTTGTTTATGAACCAGAAGGTAAAAAAACTTTACCTTATTATGATAGATTTCCATTAATTATTTTTATGAAACAAGTAAAAGGTGGATTTCATGGACTTAATTTACATTATTTAAACTATAAAGAAAGGTTTAAATTATTAGTAGAAATTATGGACTTATATGGTGGGATTGAAGATTATTATGGCCAGACTGGTAAAAACAAAAAGAAACAACTTGGTTCACAAAATCCATATACCGCATTCATCGAAGAAGAAGGTAAATATTTTACAGACTCTGCTAGGATTAAAAATTTAACATATAATAGAATAAAAGATAAAGAAAAGTTTGAATATTATAAGCCTTGTTATAAACATTATAAGACAGCAAGAGTAAAGTCTAGATTTGCGAGAGTTCAAATGGCTGATTGGCCATTAGCTACTCTTTTACCTGTCGAGGCTTTTATTGGAGCACCAAAACAAAAAATATTTGTTAAAAGTAGAAATATTGCAAAGTATTCATAAGGAAAATTATGGCACAAAACATAGATGATTTAAAAAGTTTAATTAGTCAAAAGGGCGGAGTAGCTAGAACTAATAACTTTAGAGTAATGTTTACTCCACCAACACAAAGTCTTTTAAACATTGACCCAGAAGCTATCATAGGATCTTTATTAGGTGGAAGCTCTGGTAGTTTTTCAGCTAAAAATTTAATCAATGATCCTAGAGATATATCATTACTCTGTAATGGTGCTACACTACCTGGTGCTCAAATCCAAACTCTAGATTTTCCCGCTCAAAAACAATCAGTAAAAATCGCGAATACATATATTCACGAAGAAGTAACATGTAAGTTTATATTAACCAATGATTATTATATCAAAAAAATGTTTGATGATTGGCTTGAAAGTATAGTCCATTTTAAATATCATCAGGTTGGTTATAAAGGAGATTATAGTTGTGATGTGGTAATTCAACAACTTAATCCAAAAGGTAAAGTAGTGTATGGAGCTAAGCTAATTAAAGCTTTTCCTACAAGCGTTACCGGAATTGAATTCGACGGCGGAGCCGAAAATGCTTATGCGGAATTATCAGTAACATTTAGTTATGATAGATATAAACCGCAAGGTGCTGTATCAAGTACATTAGGTGGCATCGGTGCTGCGTTGGATATATTAACATAATAGGAGAAATATATAATGGCATTACCAAAATTGAATGTTCCACAGTATAAGGTTAAAATACCTACAACTGGGGAAGTAATTAATATGAGACCATTTTTGGTCAGAGAAGAAAAGGTGTTAATGATAGCACTTGAATCACAGGATGTTGAGCAAATTTCTACAGCAGTTAGAGAAATAATTTTATCTTGCTGTAGTATAGATTCTATCGATAGGTTAGCATCAGTTGATATAGAATACTTATTCTTACAACTTAGAGCTAAATCTGTAGGAGAAAAGATTGCATTACAAACTAAATGCGACGCTGAAGGCTGTGATGGACTAACAAAGTTTGAATTAAATTTAGAGGATGATATTGAATTGATTAATCTAGATGCTGAGAGAACTATAATGTTAGATAAAGAAAACGGTGTAGGTCTTACACTGCAATACCCAAACGTTGAAGCATTATCAAAAATGGAATTTAACGAAGGTAGTACTGCTAGTGAAACGATTATGGATATTATTACTGGATGTATTGAAACTATATTCGATAATGATACAGTTCATAATACTAAGGATGTACCAGTTGAAGAAGTTAGAGCATTTATTGAAAGTTTAAGTAACCAACAGTTTAATAAAGTACAAAGGTTTTTTCAAAATGCTCCATCAGTTTATTATGAGACTAAAACAAATTGTTTAAAATGTGAGAAAGAAATTAATGTAGAGCTGAAAGGGTTAGCCAATTTTTTTGGGTAAGCCTCTCACATGAAAGTTTAGAAGGTTATTACCAAACAAACTTTGCATTAATGCAACATCATAGTTATAGTCTCACAGAACTGGAAGATATGATGCCATGGGAGAGGGAGATTTATTTAGCTCTACTCAAGAATCATATACAAGAGGAAAATGATAAAATTAAACAACAAAAAATGAGGAGACGATAATGGCTGAAACAGATAACAGTAGAAATGAAGTCGAAATAGATTTAGATAAGTATATGGCTATGATTGAGAAACTTGATGAACAAGAAGATAAAATCAAGGAGATGCAAGAGGAAGCCAAGAGAGCGAGAGACCAATTAGCTCCACCTAAACATAAGTTTATGGACTTATTCTTAGATGATAATATACTTAATGAAAAATCAATTATTGGTTTTATATCATTTACACTAATGGTTATATTCGGTGTATGTGATTTAGTAACAGCATTCTTAGGACAAGATTTAGTTATTTCTGACACAATATACACATCATTCGTAGTGGTAACACTAGGATCATTTGGTATATCTGAGGCAGGAAAAGCATTTGGCGGGAAATAAAAATGGACGAAGAAAACGTAAACGGTAACGGCGAATCTTTAGGTAAAGGAGGGATATCCTATCTCATAGAATTGATGGAGAAGAATAATAAGTCTTCTCATGAGATTGAAAGAGATGGTAGAAATAGCCGTAGACATTTATTAGAAATTAAAAAGATATCGTTTACGATGGCAGATATGCAAGAGAAATATCTGTATGCCGTTCAAAACTTTCAAGAAGGACTTAATTCAGATAAGTTACAAAACCTAGAAGATAGCAAAGAACAAAAAACAATATTTTCTGATATTAGAAAATCTCTAAAAAATATAGAAAAGAATACAGGTGGTTCCGGTGGCGGAGGCGAAGGCGGAAGCCGTTTTGGTAATGCATTCTTACCAGCATTTGGTGGAATAGCCGGAAACGTTATGGGTATAGCAACTATCGGTGCTGCTATACCAGCATTCTTTGGTGGATTATTAGCCGGTGAATCACTAATTGGTATGGCCGTTGGTGATATGGAAAATATTGATTTCGCGACCACTAAAAAATTAGCTTCTGAATTTACTGGAATTATTGATGTAATGAGTCCTGCAAGTATGGTGGCTTTAGCTGGTTTAGTCGGCGCAGCTGTATTTACTAAAGATGCTAGAACAACTGGTTTAGCTATGGGTGCTATGGGTGTATCAATCACTGCTCTATTCGCAGGATTAATGTTAGGTGATGCTCTCTTAGAACAAGTTGCTAAAATTGATGGTGCCACAGACTTTGGTGGATTTAAAACTATGGTGACTGCATTCGATGGATTAATCGGTGAGTTATCAGAGTCAAGTGCAGGTGTATTAGTAGGACTGATAGGAGTTGGTGGACTGCTAGGTTTAGTAAAAGGACCAGGTGGAGTATCAAAAATTGCATTTGGTATGGCTACCTTAGGTGCTGGTATTACTGGATTCTTTGCGGGTGTTGCTTTAGGAACCAAAATAGAAAATATGATAGGTGCTGATTATACAGGTTTAACAAAATCAGTAAAAGCTTTTGATGGTGCTATTGGAGAGTTATCAGAAGATAGTACTAAACATCTTATTGCTTTATTAACAACTGGTGGAATAATTGGTACATTCGGAGCTGGAGTGGCTGGTAGAGCTGCTTTAGGTATGGCAGGACTAGGTGCCGGTATCGGTGGATTCCTAGGAGCCATGAATGCTGTAGGTCGTATAGGTGGCAACGGAGATAATTTTAAAAAATTAGTTGGTAATTTTAGTGACTCAGTTGGAATGCTAGATGATAAAACATTATTAATATTAGGTGGTCTTCTTGCTGTTGGTGGTATACTAGGTCCAGCTGGAAGTGCTACTGCTGCAGCTGGAATGACAGCTCTCGGTACAGGTATTGCGGGATTCTTTGTAGGTATGGATAGTATCGCAGGTCTTGGATCTTTACTAGGTGCTGATGGTAGTAATATGAAAAATCTACTAGAAAACTTTGCACATGGTATTAAAGAACTTGAAATTATAGATGCTAAACATTTAGGTGATCTTGTCGGTCCTTTAGCTTTAGTAGGACCAGCCATATTAGCATTATTTGGAACTAAAGGATTAGCAGGTATTACTGGTGGATTAGCTGACATTGGAAACTTTATTACATTTGGTTTATTTCAAGATGACAAATCTATATTTGAAAGTTTAGTTGAAGCTTTGGATCCTTTAAAAGAAATTGATCCTAATTCATTAAGAGATATAACTGCTATCACAACAGGATTAGGGTTATTTATGCAAGGTGCAAACTTTGCTTCAACGAAAAAAATATATGACTTAACCGATGCAATGGCTTTATTTGGTTTAACTATGGAAAAAGTTGTACAAGGTGGTTCAGGTAGATATAAAAATACACAAATTGTAGAACAGCTTGGTTTAAAAAATCTAAGAGGTGAAATTGATGCGATGACAGCATCACTTGAAGCTTTACAAGAAGCTGCCATAGTAGAAAATATCTCTACTGATTTTGAAGTAATCACTGGTAAAACAAATCTAGAAGTTCCATCAATGTCGGTAACAAATTTATCAGTAGAAAACGCAATGTTAAAACTACCAGATAATACAAATGGTACAGGCCAAATAAATCAAGTCAATAATGTCACAAACAGTAACCCAGTAAATACACTCGTATTAAATGGTGACAGTAGTACCATATTAAAAACAACTTCTCATTTATCCACAGTATAAAAAAAGGGGACCCGAAGGTCCCCACTTTCGACCGCGTGTGCTGCAGCATCACCGGCCTGGCCCTTTCGGACTACTCTTGAGCTAACTTAGCGAAATAACTCAATGTATCCTCTTCTTCCTTTTCCTGTGTAGGAGCTGGAGAAGGAGCATCAGCAAAAGGTTGTGCAGTTGCTTCTACTGAATCCATTACTGGAGCTTCAGCAACTGGAGCATCTGCTTCAATTCCTAATACTCTATTGAGTTTGAGCTTTAACTCATCGTATGATTTATAATTCTCAGGGCTTGTAAACTCTGTTAACGAATGTAATTGACCATACACTTCTTCTAGCCTTGTTTCATCACCACCATGTAGTTGTGAAACAGGAGCAAACTCTGACTTATCATAGTTTACCCAACCTTCGACTTTTCTGATTTTAATTTTAAAATCTGCACCTTCCCAGAAATCGTATGGATTTACTGGTTGTTCATCTGCGAATTGTGGTTGCATAACATCCATAATCTTATCAAAGATTTTCTTTCCAAATTTATAAAGGAATACTTTACCTTCATTCTCTGGATTAGCTGGGTCAGATACAACAAGAATGTTTGACACATAGTGTAACCTTCTTTTTCTTTCCCTAGCGATTGCTTTATCCTCATCTCTACCTGAGTTCCATAACACTGAGTTCATTTCTGAAACAGGGTCCTGTTGTCCAATAGACGTTAATGAGTTTTCTATATACCATAGACCAGTAGGTCCTTTGAACCCGTGATCCCAGTATCTTACCCATGGAAGATCTTCACCTTCTTTTGCTGGTAAGAACCTAATCACAGCGAATCCATTCCCTGCTTTATCTCTGGTAGGTTTCCAAAATCTAGTATCCTCGTAAGAATTAGATTCTGTTTTAGTTGTGGACACAGCTTCCGCCGCCTTTACGAGTTTATCGATTGATGAGCCTCGCATGCTCTTAAGATTTTCTAAAGACATATTTTCTCCGTTATATTTACTGAATTATCCACTTTATACATAACAAAACAATTTATATTATACCACACTTTCATGTGGATGTAAAGGCCTTTCTTAAGATAGTAATACACTTCTCTTGATTGAACTTTACGAATGGTTTATATTTAGTAATCTTTCGATAGATGTCAGGCCAAATAATTGTTTCTGATATCTTCTTGGATTCTCTATCCATAAACCCAGTTATGGAATCGATGATTACAACCGTTTCCAATTGTATTTCATCTTGCATCCATAACTGTATTACCAAAGGATGTTCATTATCATTCGCTTCTAAAAGAGAATCAAAATTATTTTCCTCTGATAATTTATTTATATCATTTTCAAACGTATATGTAATACTTTCACACACTTTTTTGTGCTCTCGGTAATATCGTTCTCCACCTTCGTTGAGCATATCACCTACGTATTTTACATCATTTTTAAAGTTAGCTACATAGAAATCCATTAGGTTATCGTATGTATTTGCTATTTTGGCGAAAAAATATTTATCTTTACGCTTAAAAAATGATTGAGGTTTCACTGAAGTCTTAAAGTTATATTTAATTGCATCATAATTATCTGTTTCAAAATGTAACTTTAATGCATTATATAATTTATAGGATTCAAAAGGATCATTCATATTGGAAGTTTATTTCCCTTCTTTACTCTTAATAAGTTTAAGTTAGTTGCTTCCGCCTCTATCTTAGCCTTAAGTGAATCAGTTAATAACCTTTTCATACTTTTGTAATCCAAACCTCTTTGCTCTACCACATGGGAAGCTGCGTCTATATAACTCATATTCCCTGTGGCTACCAAGTTCTCTACAGCTGTAGAAAATCGCTTCTTGGTCATTATTTTTTCTTTTACTTCTGCGTCAACCAACGAATTCTTCTCCTTCGTCCCAAGCACAACCTGTAAGGCCACCTGCTTGTAACGCTTTAAGAGTTCTCAATACTTCTTGAGAATTCCTACCTGTATCTAGTGCATTTACTGATACATGTTGAATTATTCTATCTTTATCGAATATAAAGGTTGCTCTATAACAAACACCTTCAGCTTCGTTGACAATACCTAATTCATGTGATAATCCAAGTCCACAGTCTGCGGCTAAAGCATGATTGATATTACCTATCAGTTCATTATCTTTTTTCCATGCAAGTTTGCAGAACTCATTATCTCCACTTATACCTATCACATTAGCATGTTCTACTAGTACATCCATACCAGCAATTTCTGTTGGACAGATAAAGGTAAAGTCTTTAGGATAGAAATAGACTACACTCCAATCTTTTTTCAAAGGTGTGTAACCTTCATCTACGTTGACATCAACAAAGTTATTATTTTCGTCAATTCCCTTAAGCGAAAACGCTGGGAATTTATCTCCTACGCTTAACATTAAAATACCCTCATTAATATACAGTCAGAATTAATTCTTCCTGTTGGTTTATTTATCTTTGTAGTGATTCCATCCCACACTTTTTCTATCTGTTTTTCAGTTTTCTTTAGTATGAGTGGTAACACTTCATCTGGTTTTCTCAAAGTCGCTGTTCGACTTGAGTCATCAAAGTTCTTAATCGTTGTACCTGATACTTCAAACCCGTGTGCGGAGTCTGTTTTGTATTCAGTTAGCTTTCTTTGTTTGACATTATATACAAACAGTTTATGGCTACCTGGAATAAGTACAGGATTAATAGAAACAAGTTTAGAATCAATATCTTCTTGACAATATTTCATTCTTTGTACTTGTTGGTCTGATGACTTTGGTTTTCTCGCTCTTGGAGTTCTTGTTGCTTTAAATGCTGACCTTAGTTTTTCTAAATCATCGAAACATGTTTCAAACTGTTTCATTATTTTTCTTTTATCAGCTTTACCAATATGTGAATAAGCTTCTACACATTGTTCACAATTCTTTTCATATGCATCTTTGATGTTTAAGTATTCTTCATCAAGCATTGATTTAAATATATTAATTGCATTACTTTTGAGCCCATGCATTTTAAATCTGTTATAGCATCCAAACTTTTCAGTATAGTTTCCATCGAACCATCCTTCAACTATAATACTATCCCAGTCATGCCATATAGTATCTACTACCTTTCTTCTTGTTCTTTCCGCTGGTGTAATTACAACTACGTTCTTTTTCTTTTCAGCTATCTCAGCTTTAATTGTTAAGCCTTCTTTATAGCATTCAGCAATATTATCCTTTGCTCTTTGTAATGCTTTTTCATCAAATTTCCATCCACGAAAATGTAATTGAGCAATCTTTTGAGCTGATAAAAATTTCCAATCTTTTACCTTTCTCAAGACTGATATTTTCTTTTTATCATAGCCCATCATTTCATCAGCAAATCGATATATTGCTGGTAAATAATCTTTACTCTTATAATAATAGTTATACCAATTAGTTGCCTTTTGATATAAACTCATATCAGTGAAATCTTCTTCACCAGTAAATAGGGGCTCCTTCCCTATGTACTTATCTTCTAACGTTAAGCCTCTTTTAGCCATAATACTCCTTAAAAATATGGGGTCCAGTGGTTGATGATAAGGAGTTGATGATCACCGGACCCAGCATATTATATAATCTTTATACCATCAACATAATTCTCGGCTGCGCTCTCTGCCCATGCCTCGCTTTTATCCTCATACGGTTCTCTCTTTAACAAAGTTCCATCTTTGTACATTTCAATTCCGTACACTCCATCTGATCTTTTAAATACTTCTGCTCTTAAGCCATCTCTCATATAAGTATGTAAATAGTTATATGTATACTTTTTCTCAAACCTAGTCATTTTTTCTTCCCACCTTTTTTTGTTCATCTACTAATACACTACTCATATAAGCAAAATAACCTGTTGCTGATAATAGTATAAATCCAAAGAATTCTTCAATCCAACCTAAGTAAGTTAGTAATCCCCAGAATCCAAAACAAAATGTTAATATTATAAGCCAAGTTGAAGCTTTAAACCAATCAACACGATATCCTTTCATATATTCACCTTCCCAAATACAATTAATATTGAAGCACATATAAGAAATGCAATAGCAATCTTACCTAGTGTTTCAATTAATTTTACTAATACATCTTTCATTAACCTCTCCTCATTTTTGAAATGTCTTCAGCTTCTTGTTGGCTGATGACTGGAACAGCATTACTCTTATGCATAGTGGCAATACCTTTTACCAATGTACCTGTATACTTTGGTGATTCTTTTTTTCTCATACCACCATCATCACCCATAAATGTACCATTCTTAATGGCTTCTTCCATAAGTGATTTATACTGTTTAGCTTGTTCTGCTCTGAGCTTATCCAATGTACTTTTTTGTTTTTCCATTGGTTTAAACTCAATAGGTTTTTTCTTAGAAGCATTAGCAAAATGATTCTTTCTCTTTTTTCCTGTCGGACCATATCTTAATGATCCCATATAAAAACTAGTCATTCCCATAATATATTATATTATACCACAGTTTTGTGGTAATGTAAATAGCCAATTAAGAAAATCTTAAATACTTATCTATAAGTTCATCGCCTTCAAGCTTCTCGCCAAGAACACGAATTAACTTACCATCTATTCTTCTTTCAATCCTACCGTCATTAAAGGTAGTATCTACGACACGACCATCGTCTAAATGGTTGTCATATGCCATCGTAACTTTACGTGTATCGAAAATGTGGATTCCTGCAACGCCATCCGCCCAGACTTCCGCCTCAAGTAAAGTTTTTTGTCTTTCTACAGCATTCTTAAATTCTGTCATGTGTTATCTCCATCTCTTATATGAACTTGATGTTTCATAAAAAGTTTATCTGCTTGTCTTTGAAAAGACTTTTCTATTAACCTATCGATTAGTTTTCGCATCCATTGTCTTATCTTACCCATAACCATACTCCGTAACAAACGGTAGCTGTAAATAAACAACCACCTAATATCCATAACAATTCAAATACTAATCCCATGAGTCTTGCTCCTTCATGGCAGAATAAGTATCATAATACGAACTACCTTCTAAATACCTTTGGGTATTTTCTGCTGAATAATGTCTATTCTCATCTTTGTGTAAATCTAATCCACCAGAATTAAGATGAGCACTCTTTTTCATAGATGCTGATAGTTTATTATAGTTAACCTTTGGCCTACTATAAACTCTTTTTACAGTTTCTTTAAACTCTTGTTCTTCATCATACTTTCTTTTTTCTTCTTGTAAGTATGCTCTGATTTGTTCAAATGTTAATTTTTTCTTATTTGCCATTAGATACTCCATCATAAAAATAATCGGCATCAAAGATATTGTTTTTACTCATTACTGAGTCGACAACTCTACCTTCATAGCCGAAGAAAATTAATACTCTTTCCTTGAATGTTAATTTAACAGTCAACGGAATCCTTGTAGCGATATGTTCAAAATGCATATACATTATATAGCCTCCTTATCAAAATTTAAATTATGTAAAACAGCATGTGCCATACATGCCTTATCTTGTGTATATCTGATGTCTGTTTTTTCAAATATAGTGAATGCATCAAGTGCATTCCAATAATCTTGGATGGATTTACCACCAATGTTTACTGTCCATTCATGGTCATTCTGCCATGGTCTTGAACCTTTCCAATCATAGAGGGTGAATACTCCGTATTCTGTTCCACCATCTTCCATTGTTTTTTGAGTTTCAATAATCCATTCCATAGTAACTTTACCACCCATTTCATCTGGTGCATAACATATAGGATCACCGAACATTTCGATTAATTGATTAGTAGTTACATTCTCGATGTAACCTTGTCTTGATGTGCCAGTAGCAAAGGCACCGTAATCACATGGGATAAATTGAATACTTTCCATTATATAGCCTCCTTCATTTCTTTTCTGATATGATTTGCAACATTCCAAGAGTTAAAATCTCCACTAGCTGAAATGCCAAAATCAAATTGATTAATTACTAATTGGTAATATTTTGAACCTTCAATAAACATTGAGATTTTATCACCAACTCTTTTACCGTGAATCCAAAATTTGTTATCTGAACCTTGTACCGGCGAAAGTTTATAGTTAAGTTTTTCTTTTAAGAACTCAAGAACAGCTTCTTGATTTACAGTTTGAAACCCATCTTTGGATTTTACGATTTTTGTATAATTTTTCATATTCACTCCTTTCATCAAATTATATAACCATTATACTATAGTATGGCATAAATGTAAATAGCCAAAATGAAATTGTTACACAATTGTAACATTCCTGTAACATTGGCGACCCCTAGGAGATTCGAACTCCTGTTGCTGGGATGAAAACCCAGTGTCCTAACCACTAGACGAAGGGGTCGTAAGATTTGGTGGCATTTCAATGGCTTGGGTATTACCCCAAGTTCGACAGCGTGTCCTTCTAAGTCAGGCCTTACCTGAATTTTATCAAGGTCGGTAGCTAACGACCATAAAGAGTTTCGTTTACCATGATATCCCAATTGCTTATACAAAATTTCTATCACTTCTTTGTTAACCTTCTGTAATAATCTCAATGCCATATATCACGTCTTAATTGATTTTAACAACTATTACCAGGTATTTTCGTAGAGTTTCACAACAACCATCCATCTACAACTCTTCCTCAACTCCTGAATATAATAATCATTATACCATAGTCGAGAGTAAATGTAAATAGCTAAAGTGAAAAAAGTGTGACTTTTTTTAGAATATTATAATATAAGGCCAGTGTCTTCTAATACTATAAAGTTATTAATAACAGCCATAGTAATTAATGTATTAGGAAATATTAAGTTATCTTTTTCATATGTATGGATTATTAAATTACCCCATACTAACTTGAATAGTATTAATCTATCTAGGTGAGGATCTTTACCAACAATTGGATTTAATTCATAAATTCTTGGATCTTTTAAACCACGATTTGTAGTCCATACATCAAGAGCATTGATTGCCCAGAAATAATAAAGTTCTTTTTGAGGATATTTTTCTTTAAACTGTATAGATAGTGACAGTTTCTGATTTTCCTTTAACTTTGATGCTATCAACTTTTGTGAGTAATCCGCTTTTACACTGTCCAGCACTGGTTGGGCCCAGCAACATTCGAACCCCATCATAATTGCGTGTTTGTCCTTCGAGTCTAGCACCAAGGTTGACGGCATCTCCAATGACGGAATAGTCAAATCGAGACTCTGATCCCATGTTTCCGACAATGCAGTCCCCGGTATTAATACCAATCCCAACATCAATCCTAGGTAAACCTTGTTCTTCAAGTTCTTGTATAAGTTCATCTGCTGCCTCTAATATTTCTATTCCTGTCTTAATTGCTTTATCCGCATGGTCTTCACACGGTAACGGAGCATTCCAAAATGCCATAATACAATCGCCCATATACTTATCGATTGTGCCATCATTCTTGAGAATGATTTTAGTCATACGGTCTAGATAATTATTTATAATCAATACTAAACCTTCTGGGTCGTTATTATTCTTATAATGTTCTGATATAGGAGTAAACCCTACTATATCCATAAATAAGAATGTCATCTCTTTTCTTTCTCCACCAAGTTTTAATAATGATGGGTCTTTCTGTAATAGCATAACTTGTCTTGGGTCTAAATAAGTTTCAAATTGTTTCTTTATTTGTTGCCTTAACATAAACTGTTTATAAAAGTTATTTAATGCGCTTGAGAGATAAGTTATTATATATAATATTAGTGAATAACTAAGGTCGAGGAGTATAAAAAATTTATTCCAGATATAATACACGAGTCCGCCTGTCCCGGCGACAAGAACCAGAAAGGTTACAAAAGAAACCCAGATTGGTGCACGATATACCAAAAGAACCAGAAGCAGAGCAAGCAGAGTTGATACAATTACTTCTACAAGAAATGCGTACTGAGGCCGAGAGATTGGATTCTCAGAAAGAATCGTCTGTAGAGTTGTCGCTTGTAATTGATGGGGATACTTTAGTCCACCGGGAGTAGGTACTTGTAGACTCAAACCTCTAGCGGTCACACCGACCAAAACTGTTTTGCCTTTTAAATCTGTAACATCTGATAGATTATTAATATACTCTATTTCTTCAAATTTTGTATTCCATTTTAACCATATAGAACCATCAGCATCTGTAGGTATTTCATAAGGTCTTAATACAATACTTTCAATTCCAGCTTCATTTGATTTAATAGTATAAGATGGTTTATCGTTTAAAACTCTAATTGTTTCTAATGCAAATGATGGATATAACTGACCATTTACATTCGAAATGAGCGGTATTCTTCTTGTTATATTATCTACTTCTGGAGCACCATTAGATAACCCATGACCCCATGCACCTGATTCTATATCAGATATATTTGTTACTAAACCATTATATTTGTATATAAAATCGAGAGGATCTGATGTACCAAATGTAGCATATCCAACATATGGAGCTGAATCACTCCTACCATATTCATCTGCTGTTTGTGTTAATATAATACCATTATCTTTAATCCAAGATGCAAATACTTCATCACCACCAAACCTATCTGCTTCTGGAAACATAATAGTAAACCCTATCATTCCAGCATTTTTATTTCTCAAATCAGATATCATTTGAGCATAGTATTGTCTAGGCCATGGAAATTGACCTAACTCTTCTAAGGATTCCTCTCCTATATTGAGTAATACTATTTCGTTGGATTGTTCTTCGGGAAGTGTTTTAATTAATGAGTCAAATACATTTAATCTTGTTTGCTCTAATAAAGCGGGGTCTGCTATTCTCATTATAACCATGAGAATAACTAAAGTTATAGTTGTCCAGATGGACGTTATATATTTCATTATTTATTTTTCTTATTTTCCCAATCTTCAATAGCCTTTTTAATACTATCTTCTGCTAAAACTGAGCAATGTAATTTGATTGGTGGTAATTCAAGTGCTTCTGCAATATCTTTATCTTTTACTAATTTTGCTTCTTCTATTGTTTTACCTTTTAACATTTCTACAAACATTGTGCTTGAAGCAATTGCTGAACCACAACCGTAAGTTTTAAACTTTACATCTATGATTCTTTCTTCTTCATCAAGTTTGAGTTGTAGCTTCATAACATCACCACATGCTGGTGCGCCTGTCATTCCTGTTGCTACATTTGGATCTTTAGGATCAAATCGACCTACATTAAACTGTTTAGGTGAGTTTAATACTTCATTGAATCTATCAATAACTTGTTTTGAATATGCCATTAATTACCTTGAGTAACATTAACTGTACAACCACCGACAGTATAACATGTATTCGTAATAGAATATGTTTGATTAGTTCCGCCCTGTTGTAATAAGTTTAATGTTGTTGGTTCAGTACCTTGTAATGTCACTTGAGCATTATGACTTGCATTACCTTTTTGCATTAAGTCAACGATTGAACCATCAGCTGTTCCATAAAAATATTGTTGTGCATAATGAGAACCTGTGCCTTCTTGCCATAAGTCGACTTGAGTATCATCTGCGTGTATGTCTAAATTAAATGTATGTGTTCCGCTTTGGTAAACATCTACTGCATTATCGTTACCCCAAATATGTCTACCATAAGTTGCACCATCGTATTGAACTACGCCTTCATTATTACCTGTGCCATCTACATCTCCACCCCAACTCTTACCTGAACCCCAATATGAAACCCAACCTATATAGTTACCTGAACCATTTTGTTCAAAAGAAAATGTATTACTTGCGTGGTCAAATGAAAATCTTACTTCGTTATCATAACCTATTTGTGTTATACTTAAATTCACATCGTCACCACTACCTACTTGTTCAACATGAATATGATTGTCATCTGATGGACCCGCAAATACAGGTGCAATCAGTAACATAAAGGGTGCCCATGGCATTACCCAATATTTAAAGAATAATTTTTTAAATTTATTTAGCATTTTTCTTTTTCGTTATAGCTTTTAATTTTTCTAAATGTGCTGTCCATATATTATAAGCCTTTCTTAAATTTTCTTTTTTCTCTGGATCTTTAGTATTTTTTATAGCTTCTTTTGCCCTTTGTTGCATTACTAAAGTTGCTTGTACTTTATGTGCATGTGTTCTTTTTGCTTTATTGATAATACCAATACCTTTATTTGCAGTGGCAGCATCTTTAAATCCTAAACCTTTTATTGTACCTTTAGGATTTTCATCAGTGTACAAGTCTGAATGACTAGAACTTCCGGTATGTTGGCCTTTTTTTCTAGGTGTTCTTTTTTCAGCTTCTAAAAAAATCTTAAATGTTTTCATATATATTATTTATAATTGTTTTATCCTTATATCTATACCATCACCATCATTTCCTATAATTACCCCTTGCCAAGATGGCGTATCTGTTTCTATTGTAAATGAATTACCTGTAGCTATTGTTATTTCAATTAATCCTTGTACATTTCTATATAAAACCAAATCTCCATCTCTTAAAAATACATTATATTGTGATTCATCGTTTAAACCTCTCCTTGCTCCTTTAATATCAAACTCTCCTAATGTATCGAATAGGTCTCCAGAATCAACGATGTCTAATACATCTATTAAAAACTCTACATCAAGTTCATCAATATCAAGTTCAGTAAAATCTTCAAGTTCGTCTTCTTCTA